ATCCCGTAATCACTTAAAGTAAACTCAACGTCTGTATTTGTTCCACTTGATCCGTTACTATTAGCCGCAGTAAATTGTTTAGCATCTTCAACAATCGAGGCCGTTTTAGCTTTTCCTTTTTGACATAAAACTCCGCTAGGTTGAATTTCAACTGCTTTAGTTTCAGTCGAATTATAATCAGATGTAAAGAAAGCTAAAGCTCCGTCAAAGGTTGTTGTACTTGTCCCGTTTCCTTGAGTATTTATTGCTTTTATACTTGCAGCGTTTCTAGCTCCGGCTCCCGAGCCGTCGTAATTATGGAAATTAATCTCTCCGTGGACATCTCCGTCTCCCCAACCGGTTTTAGCTCCGGCCGATAATTGTAATCTAGTTGCAAGAAAAGTATTACTTGATCCCGTACTTCCATCAAAAAGTTGTTGGATTGTGATTGGGAAGTTTTCAGTTGTATCTCTTACTTGAAATATTGAACCATCAGCTTTTATTTCATAATCTGTTCCAGTTGAATGTTCAAATAATAATCTAGCTGCATTATTTGATATTGTAACATCTCCTGCAAAAATAGAATTACCATTATTATCAATGATAAATCTGTCGGTTGTATTTGTTCTTAAAGCAATACCGGTAGCATTATTTCTAACTAATCCACTTGCTGAGGATCCTGTAAGCATAAAGCCCCCTCCATTAGATACATTTGCTCTTAAATTTCCAGCTACTTCAAATTGATCTGAGGGAGCGACTGCAACTCCAACTTTACCCGACGAATCTACTCTGACTCTTTCAACGTTAGCAGTTTTATCAATTATCGTTAAAATACCTGTTGACTCAGACGCTATTCTAAAATTTCTACCGTCTGTACTTGTGTTAGTAATATCTAATTCTGTATTTGTTCCCTGTAATGTTAATGTGTTTGCGGATCTTGTAGTACCTCCCATAGAAATTCTACCGTTAGAGGCAATAGTCATTCTTGTTGTTGCAACAGTATTATTAGCGTCAGCAGTTCCAAAATTAATTTGGGATCCTCCGTTTGTACCTTGTAAACCTATATGAGCGTGTGATTTTGCAGTATTATGAAAACCGCCCGTATTAGGATCTCTTTGAGTATTGAATTGTAGATTAGTCCCGTCAAAATCAAGATAACCTCCGCTATTTAATCTTATAACTTTAGAGCTTCCTGTCAAATTAATATTTCCGGCTAAATCAATGTCGTCTGCAAATGTAGCTGAGCCACCGTTAGACATATCTAAAGTTAAAGCGGTTATTGTGGAGCCACCATCATTACCTTTAAAAATTATATCTTTATCTTGTACTCTTGACATTACAACTAAGTTGTTTGAAGTATTAGCTAATAATCCAAAATCAGTTCCACCATCTTTTAAGAATATATCGCCTCCATCAGCATCTAAAATAATATCTCCTGCAGTATCTATAGCAAAAAAGTCAGAGCCTGTAACAAGCCTTGTGTGTTCTACGTCATTTTTTTCAAAAACTATTTGGGCTGCTTCTGCAGTATCATCTCTTGATAAACTTAAATATCCTGGCCCAAGTTCAGCACCATTAATATCTCCTAATGAAGCACCTATACCTGCTGCAGTAGTTCTATTAATTAAAAATGTAGTTGCTTTAGTAGTACCTCCAACAGTTGCATTGTTACCATCTAGTATTAAAGGAGTATGTGTACCACCACTTGATGTAGAATTTTTAAATGTTATTGTTGAAGCACTACCTGTATTAGCAGGATAGGCATTTGCAGCAATAGTCATATTTCCACCACTACCAAATATGTTACAATAAGTGAAAGTATTTCCACCAAAAGCAATTCCATTCGGCATTTGTAAATCAAAAGCAGTTGCACCTGAATCTACACAATCTATTGAACCTGGATTTATTCTAATTTGCCCATCGCTATCAATTCTAAGTCTCTCAGAATAAGAACCACCACCTAAAGTTCCAAAAAATAAAGATGTATCTTCTGATGAACCTGTTCTATCTTCATAAATTGCACCTATTCTAGCGTGAGAACCACTTGAAGTTGTATTATGAGCAAAATTAATTGATGTACCATTATTAACAGTTGTATCTGTATTTATTAAATGTAAACCACCAAAACTTGATTGAGTTGTACCACTATCAGAAATTGGCACTTTCACACCATCACTTGCAGTTTCAAGTTTTAAAGAATTATTATAATATAATTTAACTCCTGCATCTGGAATAAAACGAGCAAGATATTCTCCACCCGTTGAGTTTAATTGTATTTCTGAACCGTTTGTTTGTATTGCTAATACACCAGTTCCATTTTCATTTATATAACTATTGCTTCCGTCGTGATATATTTGTAAATCCTCATCTGTTCCAAAAGCTGAAATTACTCCGTCTTTATGTCTTGTACTTCTACTAAATATAGTTCTATCAGCCCCACCATCTACGTGAAAATAAGTATGTACACCTCCGCTACCATTATCATTGTTAAAAATAATATTTCCGTCGTCTTCGTGTTGAGTTATTGTTAAAGAGCCAGTATAGTTTTCTATTTTTGCTCCCCCTCCCGTATGCTCAATCCTCATATCGTGATTACTACCCATAGCAAGAACTGCACTATCAGGAAATACAGTAAATGGTTGTGCTCCACCACCTGCACCATCACAATAAAAATAAGTTTCTCTGCCACCTGAACCATCATCAGCTTGGAACTCTATTCTTTTATCATCTGCATCGTTTCTTATATAAAGATGTCCTGTTAAATTTGTGATAACAGAGTTTGAACCATCGTGTATTAATTGTAAATCATTCCCTGTACCTATATTTAAAGTTTTACTATCTACTAAACTTATATCTCCACCAAAACTCGCATTTGTACTATTTATTTGTAAAAAATTAGTATCATTATCTTGATTTCTTAAGAAAATAGTATTTCCATTAATCGATAATTGTCTATCTAATAAAGATTGTATATGATTTACATTAGTAGTTGAATTATGGAATATTTCAAAATCTGGAACTGCACCAAAAGTTATTTTTGTATTATCTCCCAAAGATACATTTCCTACATTCAAATCTGCTAAAGTATATCCTGTTGCAGTTACATCAACTGTTGTTGTAGGTTCTGTTGTTGTACCTTTAAATAAATTAAATGTATTAGAATCAGAAGCATCAGCAAATAGTCCTAAATATCTATTTGAGCCATCATTATACCTACCATAAAAACCAATATCAACTGAATTAGCTGAATTGTCTTTTGCCATTGAAATTAAAGGGTCTTCTACTGCTAGTGTATCTGTATTCACAGTTGTAGTTGTACCATTAACTGTTAAATCTCCTGCTATTGTAACTGCACCTGAAAATGAAGCAGTTGTACTTCCAACTCTAAATTTTTCTGTGCCACCAATTTGGAAAACTTGGTCAGATGTAGAATTTAAAACTAAAGCACCACCAACCGAATTAAAAGTTATATCATTTGTATTATCTGTGTCTGTTAAGGTTAAAGTTGGTGAAGCATTTGATATTGTAACATTACCACTTGAAGCAATAACACCTGTAACACTAACTCCTGTATTTGTAGTTGCAAATTTATTTGAACCTGCAAAATTTAATTCAACAGAATTTATAGCGTTCATATTTGCTAATATATTTCCACTACCATCTTTAAATACTATATCATTATCTCCAATAATATGTAAATCTCCTGTACCAGTATCTTCTATTACAGATTTAGTACCATCGTGATATATTTGTAAATCATTTGAAGCACCAGCCATAAATTTACCTGTATCAGTACCAATTTTTATGTTACTACTAGCACCTGTAACTGATATTGTTCCTGTTGAATCTATTGTACCTGTGATTGAGACACCACCAGCAGTAGTTTCAATTTTTTTATTACCTTGATACCTTAAGTTTACTCCACCTTGATTTCCTTGAAACCAAGCATTTCCTGTAGCATTATCTCTTATAAAAACATTTTGTGTACCTTCAATATATAAATCCCCTGTACCTGCATCACTAATATATGAGTTGCTACCATCGTGATATATTCTTAAATCTCCACCAGTACCACTTCCAACTTTAATTCTAACATTGTCATTAAACTGCATACCATTAGAAGCAGAAACATTTATTATCTGCTCACTTCCATCTAATTTAAAATAAGTAGTAAAACCCCCACTACCATCATCGCTTCTAAAAATTATATCTTTGTCATTTGCTTCGTTAGTAATATATAAATCGCCATTTGCATTGGTTATTGCTGAATCTGAACCATTATGAAATATTTCTAAATCTCCTGAATTACCAAATTGTGCTTTTACGCTATCGTGTAATCTTATTGATTTTTCAAAATTAGTCCTTTCTTGACTTCCATCTAAATAAAAATAACTAGTAACTCCACCACTACCATCATCAGCTTGAAATATAATATCGGCATCATCTACTTGTTGCTCAATGGTTAAATTACCTGTACCATTTTTAATATGCGAGTTTGTGCCATCGTGAACCATATAAAGGTCAGTAGAATTACCAACACCTAAAAATTTATTATCTATTGCTCTAGTATGTTGACTAAATTCATTTAAAACAAGACCACCATCGAGTCTTAAATATTCAGTAAGCCCACCACTACCATCATCTGATTTAAATATAATATCTTTATCATCTGAGCCATTTATAATTTCTAAATTACCAGTGGCATTTTCAATGTAAGAATCAGTACCATTATGATAGATAGCTAAATCTAAACCTGTACCAAACTTTGCTTTTTTATTATCTGGTAAAATTATATCTCCTGTAAATTCTGTATCCCCACTACTTATAATTAATCTATCTGTACCACCTGTTGATATTTCTAATTTACCACTTGAGTTTAATAATATTTCTGCTGTATCATTATTGCCATTTATAAATTGTATTTGTGGAGATGCCCCTGAATTATCATCTAAAACTACATTATCACTAAATGTAGCACCTGTAAATACAGAGCCACCAGTTGCAGTAAGTCCTCCTGTTACAGTTGCGCCATCACTTGTGGTTTCAAATTTCTTACTATCATTAAAGTACAACTCAACTTTACCACCACCATAAAAGGCAGCCATTGTTCTATCTGATGTATCTTTAACTACTATGTTATTGTTACCTTTTAAAAGTCCATTAACTTGTAAATTGCCACCGATTGTAACATTGTCAGGTAAACCTATTTGTAATTGCTGACTACCTGCTGAAGTTTCTATTTCGTTAGCAGTACCTACTATTGCGAACACTTGGCTATCTAAATCTACTGAACCTGTACCACTATCGCCACTAAAATCTAAATCTTCTAATGTTATTTGTGAAGCTACATATGTTATAATTGCAGCACTTGTTGGTATGCTTGTGTCGTTATTATTATTTGCGATTCCATCTGCGTTATCTACAAATTTAGATATTGTAATATTTTCTCCTGTGTCTTTTAAACTACCAAATTCTAAAATATTTGTTACCTTAAAATCACCTGCGTTATTTAAATGTATTCCTGTGGCATTTCCAGAACCATCTGATAATTCTCTTAATGATGAACTTATTACAGCATTATCAATAGTCTTAATAAGCCCTACATAAGTATTTGAAATTTTAGTATTTAATAGACTTGCCATAATTTATTTTTTTTTTATTTTCTTCCTTTTTTAAAAAAGTTTTTAATTTTTCAATATTTTCTTTTTTTGGTTTATAACTCATAAAACCCAACCATTAAATGTAGCATCTTGACTTGGATTTATATCATCATTACTATTGCTAGTATATTCTGGAAAATCGCTATTTCTAAAATTTATATAATCTATAAATCTTCTAGTGTACCACTGTGCATTTGTTCTTGCTTTTTCCACCAAATAATCTACTTCATTTTTTGAGACAGTTTCACTTGTCTCACTTGTGTGTTTAAAAACACCACCATTACGTACTTGATATGCTGCAAAAGGCAAATAATCCACTTGCGAATACCAAATTAGCATTGGCACAATATAGTCGTTTAATAATGTTTTGTATTTAGCATTATCACTAAGGTCAATATCCCCTGTACTAATTAATGTGCTTATCTTATTATATAACTCTGTTCCTAGATAGTTTTGTATATGTATTTCTTGTGCAAGTTTTATAAATTGTATAAACTTGTCAGTATCTACATTCCCATCCATTATGGAATTGCGAATTAAATCTGTTCTATTTATAAAAAGTACTGTTGCCATTATTTCTTTTTACTTTTTGGTGACCAATTAGGGTGATGCCCATTGTTTGGCATATCTTTAGGTGCTTTTTTTGCATCTCTCCAACCTCTTGGTCTACCCTCATAGGTTTTTGGTATGCTATCAACTTCTACATAATCTTTTATCTTGTCTGATTTTTCTATGTATTTACCATTGGTTTTTTTCTTTAACCTATAAAGTTGTTGTTCCCAATAATGTCCACAATTAACCCCACCTTTAAAACGAAATAAATCGTATGGTTTGCCTTTATGTCCAAAACTTTTATTTACACCTGCTTTGCTAGCAGAATCAATATCCTCTATTCTATAAACCATATTTCTAGCCATCATTGTTCTACAAAACTTTCTTGTATTACTGCTTGGATATTTTTCTGCGTATTTATATCTGACTTTGTAAAAACTTTTATCCAATACAGAAAAATCGCCTTTACCTTTTTTTGTAATTACATTTGCTAATTTTTGTAGCAAACTTTTTTTAGGCTCAATGTGTTCATTTGCCCAAGTTTCTATATCTGAATTTTCTTCTGAATATTCTCTTGCATCTGCTAAAATCCAATCATCAGTTATTTTTTCTCCTTTTAAATTTTCTAGTATATAATCTGTATCCTCTGCTGATAATTCTTGTACTTGTTCTTCTTGTTTTACACCTGTTTCTTCCTCAATAGTATCATCATCTTGTACACTTTCATCAACCTCTGTAAATTCTAGTGGTTGTAATGTTATAAAATATAGATTTAAAGCAATGTCGTTAAAAGCTAGTATTTTATCAAACGCATCAATTAATAATTCTTGGAATGGTCTTATAACTGTATTATCCATTAATAAAGATGCTGTTTTAATTTCTTCTGCGTTATTACCTAAACCAGTATTGTCTTTAATACCCAGTAACATTGGACTAACAACTCTATGCGACAACATAATTTTTTTACTTGATTCATCACTTAAAAATTGGTATTGATTATGTGCATCTGATAATTGCACAGGTGTAATATCTGCTTGTGCATCTTTATTGTCGTTAAATGCCAATATAAATTTACCTGCGTTACTTGTGCCACTAAACTTGTCAGCTATTTTGCGTTCCAATAATTGTCTTTCCTCTTGGTTTGGTATGCCATTGTTAAAATTAATTAACATTGATGGACTTAAACCATTCATAATATTATTTAGGTGATAATTACTAATTTCCTCTTCTAGTTCTGCG